AGTCCTCCTCAGTATCTTTAGAGGGTCTAGGAGAGATCTCACCCTCCTCAATAAGCGTAGTTGAAGAAGGCGTACGAGCACTGGTCATACCAGCCCTCTTACGGTTTCGTAGTGTAGTCTCCTCTACAACCCGCTGAAGTTGCTGATTAAGCTTCTCCTCCTGCTCCTCTGTCAGAGACCTAGAACTAGTTGCACCTTGCTCTCGTTGCTTCAGAGATAGATTATCATTTGTATCATCGTCGTCATCTGCCGCCATGGAACTATCGAGCTCCTCAAACTCATTGAGGTGGATAGTCTTCGAATAAACCTTGTGGAATGCAATACCCACCTGGAATGTTAGCAAGTTCATTGATACCATTGAGAGGAGGCAGAGAGAATGAAATCCGAACCAGTATGATGTAAGGTAAAGGGTAAATGAAATCCCAAGCATATGAAGATCATCCTCGAGCTCCTGCTTAGGGGTAGGGTTATTTCTCATACAGCATGCTGGAAGTCTAAGTGCTGAAGCGATATCTGTAAAGCTAGGCATTGTGATACTAGTTAATGGTGTATAGCAATGTCAATTTTACCACGTAAAAATTGACCAGCATATTGCTGCATATTTAATCACAATGTCTTCTTATTATCGCCTTGAGCTCCTAGTTACTGAGCAGGGTGCCTCGTTTTACCCTGAGGTTGGAACCGTTGAGAAGCTTTCTCGTGATAATGCCGGCTATGACCTCAAGGTAGTTGTAGATCAGACCCCTGTGACTACAGCCACTCTAGTCCCTCTAGGTGTAAAGGCCCGCATGCTTCAGTTTACCCCTATGGATGACGGTATCGAGCTAGTTGAGGATTGCCACTTTACTCTTGAGCCCCGTTCTTCGATTTACAAGACTGGTTTCATTATGGCAAATAGTCGTGGTATCATTGACCGCTCTTATCGTGGTCAGCTGATGGCCCCTGTTATCTCAATTGGCACGAAGTTTAGTAGCGTTGAGAAGGGTACACGTCTGTTTCAGATCATCGCCCCAGGGCTTGGTTATATCAAGGAGGTAGCATATGTAGACTTCCTTCCTGAGACGGTGCGGGGTGAGGGTGGCTTTGGAAGCACGGGCACTAAGTAGATAGATGGATATTAATCAAAAAAATGGATATGGAACAAAACAGCCAAGAGGCCCTGCAACAACTTTGATAGATTTAGTCTCAAGAGATATACAGGATAACACTATTTTTCCATTAGATGCAACAGTTACACGATTTACCAGAGATGAGACACTACGGACAGTGCCACTGTCTTCTGTAATGCGTGAGTTTACTTTCAGGGGCCCTGCTACATTTGGTCAGATGTTTACCTTTGAATTAGGAGATATGAATTCTGGTGATTTGATTAGCAGTTTATATATTCAATTACAATTTGGAGACTGGTTTACTGGTGCTGTGAGAGAGAACCTTAGACGCAATAATTTGACCCCTATGAAGCCCCAGGAGCTCTGGACTTACTGTAATTCTCTTGGAACAGCTGTTCTAGAAGAGGCTACTCTAGAGGTAGATGACCAGGTTCTAGAAAGAGTAACTGGCGATTCCATTCATGTATCATCTATTTTATTTCCAGATTTGAATACTCATTATGGTCTAGCAGAGACATTAGGTCTGAAGTCAATTGATGATATCAAGGCGGCAAATGGTAATAGGGCTTTTTTTACAGAAGATGGTTGGGTAACAGTTCCTCTTATGTTCTCTATGTTGAGAGAGAAGCTAACTGCTACATTTCCGCTTATAGCATGTCGTCAGGGAACAATGCGAATTCGTGTGACTTTAAAGAGGTTTGATCAGATTGTTCGTATTCTTTCTGGAAGTCGTGCAGACTGTCTCGATTCGCCGCTGAGAAAGGAATTCAAGATGATTGACAACCGTCTAAAAATGGAAAAGGTAAAGTCTATCCATTCATCTGAAGAAGAACCTATGTTAAAAAATATCCAACTTTTAACACAAGGGGTGTTTGTTGATGGTCCTTATCGTGAGATGCTTCTAAGAGATCAATTTGAGAGGCCCTTCAGAGAAATTCAGCAGTTTGACTTCACTGAACCCTTGAAATATGTAGTTAACAAGACAGGCAATGATCTAATAACAGTTCAGCTACCTCTAGAAGCCAATCAACCAGTCGAGGAAATCGTCTGGATTTTAAGACGCAAGGCGGCTGTCACCTTGAATAACGATTGGACGAATTACAGTGCCACCTTAGAAAAAGATTATCACCCTACCTTTGCGCCCCTAGAACCTCTTCTAGTCTCAGCCAAGATACAGGCAAATGGTCAAGATATTATATCACAAGATGAGGCATGGTTCCGCTCTCACATCTCAAGAGCCCATAGAGGTGGTAAGGCTGCGTATGATGCATTTATATATGGATACTCTTTTGCCAGACACCCTGGTCAACATGATCCTACAGGTACGATTAACGCAAGTCGCTTGAACACCTTGCGCTTAACTCTTAATGTAAAGCCCCCAGGTGGATCTTCAGATACCGAGTGGGAAGTTCATGTGTTCGTCTATGCCTTTCAATGGGTACGCTTTGGAAATGGCATCTGTAATAAGGTGTTTATTGACTGAATTTTATACTACAAAAAATTGACTGCCACGCAAGCATCTACGAAAAGCACACCCTCAACATGTCAAGCGCTCCCTATAATATCTGTTGCCCTGAAGGAGTTATATCAGGTCGTGAAATTACAAAGGAGAACCGTAAGGAGAACCATGGTTCTGTTTCAGGAGGTGCAGGTTCCATGGGTCCAGAGATATTTCAGAGGGCGAAGACTGAAGAAGGAACAGGTGTCGCTTGTCCTAAAACCAATATACGTATTAATCACCGCACGCTTGAGATGTCTGAAGTTCCTTGCCCTATGATACGCGATGATGGTTTTGATTGGACAGAGAACTTTGATGGCTGTCAAAATTTCGGTCAAAAGAAAGTGTTAATCAACTTTAAGTCTGTAGTAGGTGGTGGTGGTATTCAGACACGAACCACTCGCAATGAGAGTTATCCATTTGTAGAGGCACAGTTAAGACATCTAAATAAGAAAAAAACGACTTCATGCTATTTTGCGAATATCTTTGATGGTGACGAGTCACATAAGCGCATGAGGCACTTTGATTACCTTTTGAAACTTCCAGAATATTCGGAAGTCAAGAAGTATGTCTATGTTGGCGACCTGAAGGGCTACTTTGAGTGGCTCAAGGCAATCGTGTGCTAAGTAGATGAAGAACAATTGTATACGCTAGTTCAAAGGGAATACGCTTACGCGCGTATTCTTTTGATTCTCTGAATTGAGGAAGGAAGAGGCTCCAAGTCTCTGCCCTCTTTTTTTCTACTAGGTCATTGAACTCCTTGCAAATCTTCTTCTGTTCCTCGGCTGTAAGGGTTTTCCCTAGAACACATAGGGTCGCATAGGTTCTACTACAATCCTTTGCTGGGTAAACGTAGCCCTCCTTGTAATCCAAGGAAATCCGTCCATCCTTTGTCCCACTATCTAGAGCATTAATGGTCATGGAAGTTATCTGTTCACCTGCCTTCAAGGCTTGACCTTGAACATGACGGCGAACCTTGATATTTGTAGGAACAGATAGTTTATAGATATCACCTCCAATAATCCAGTCATTTGCCTTAGACATCTTGAATGTCTTGGTTTCCTTGGAAGGCAAAGAAATCCATTCAACCTCTTGTTCTACAAGTGGGACTAGAGACTTCTCAAATGCAAAGGCTACTACCGTTGTGGTTGTATCTGGAAACACAGTCTCTTCAAAGTATTTTACCTTTAACAACTTGTATTTAGAAAGGAACTCATTGCGACAGCGCACATCAAGATCTCTGGGAGATAGAAAGAACCCTGCAGGAATTATAAAGATACCTCCTGCGCAAGGCTCTTGCTTAGTCAATGAGTGAATAAAGCACTTGTATAGGTCATTGGTATCGTATTTATCAAACATAGTCTTGGTATCACACTTGTTTCTAGCAAGATAAGGAGGATTTGTTAGGATCCAGGTATCCTTATAGTTGGGAGGATTAAGAAGAGTATCTCTTTGGACAACACCTTCTTTCTTAGGTTCAATATCATAGAGTTCTAGGGGTAGAGTGTTATCATTCGCTGTAAGCCATTGTAGGAGGTCTCCCTTGCCTGCAAAGGGTTCCATAACGCAACGAGCAGTGCTAGGTGGCATGGGCAGACCTTCCAGAATATATGAGCTGTTTACTGTATAGAACTGCCCCTTTTCCTTCTTAGCTTTAGACATTTGTGTATACTCTATCTCATTGGATTATACATCAATTTTAAGCCCTAATTAAATGAATAAAATTGATATTCATTACCGGTTTTATTATAGCAAAATGCCAGGGGTATACCAGTTTACTAAAGAGTTCTTTGACCAAAGTTCTGAGGCCTGGATGAAGAATAAGGTTCGAAGGGGGCATAGCATGGCTTACATCTGTATTGCTATAACACAAGAGGGTAAGTCATGTAAGCGTATCGCCCTAATGAAGGATGCAACGTCTGAACATTTATGTAAGCAGCACGGTAAATATCATATAAACAAAATGGTGAAAGATGAATAGATGGTAGCCAGTCTACTCAAGATAGTTTCAACAGGAATGCAAGACGAACGTCTACAGCCTCCAAAGGGTCAGCCAAGTATTGGTTCTTTATTGAGTGTATTTGTTAAAGCAGGTCGTTATGGAACTAATTGGGTAAGAATAGATTTCGCAACAAAACCAGATTTTGGAAAGATAGCAGTGGCACGTTTACCAGTTCAAGGTGAACTAATATCTAGAGTTTTTTTGGTAGTTCAGATGCCAGATATTCAGACACCGCAAAAACTTGCACAGGCTCACCCTAACTTTGTTGGACCTCATTTTGGATGGACTAATTCCTTGGGGCATAACTTGGTTAATCAGGCTCAATTGCATATTGGAGGTGTCTTATCAGACACAATCCCTGGGCGACTCATGGAGGTTATAGATGAATTTCAGACACCTCTAGAGAAGACAGTAGAAACAAGCAGACAAATCTTAAGAAAAGATAATGGGTTTACAGATACTTCATTTGGAACAACAAGCACTTCCGAGCAGGTTGTTGTAAACCTTCCTTTTTGGTTTTCAAGGGGAGATCCAGGGTGTTTCTTACCTATAGATGCTCTAAATATAGATGAGACACGTATTACATTAGATTTTAATACTATTAATGGTCTATTTTATACACAATCTAGAACCCTAGATGAAACAGGAAAGGTAGCTCAGACGAATGCCCAAGGTGCTTCTTTATGGCCTATGGAAGGGTCTTCTTTTTATAACGCTGATCCAAATGGTCTTGTAGTCCCTGGCCTAGAACCTGTAAGGGCTCCTGGTAAGAAAGTTAGTAAATCTAATTTATCTATTATGCCTACCCAGTATTCAATGCAAGATGCCTACCTGTTAGTCGAATATGTATACTTAGATAAGCCAGAGGCTAACAGGTTTCGCATTGCAGATATACAGGTTCCTGTAGTTCAGCATTATATCTTTGATCCAGTTGATACTCAGGCAAATAACTTTGCTAGAATACCCCTTATAATACCTAATCCCACAAGGGATCTCTTTTTCTTTTGTCAGAAATATGAAGGTCCATCTTACAATGCACCTTTTTTATGTACAAGAGATCTAACCGATGATACTATACAGGCTCCATGGTGGCCAGATGCTCAAGGTCTTAATGAGCGTCTACCTACGACATTAAAGCCAGGGTTCTCAACACGCAATTCAGAGCCTATTCGTTGGTTAGCTCTAAGTTATTCTGAGACACTTACGAGGTATAGCACTGAGAATGTAGCACTATTCCGGTCCCTTATACCATCCATGGAACAAAGAAAGGCACCATGGGTAAACA